GGAAGAGGAAGATATAGGGGACATGACGACGGTGAAGATATGATAGAAGACATGAAATACAGTTATAGTGCTTATTCTGAAAGTAGAAATGCTTATGGTAGAGGAAATTATGGAGCAGAGCAAGAAAGTATGGAAGCTTTAGAAGATACTATGAGAGTATTCACTGAATTCGCTCAAAAAATGATACAAGAAGTTGATTCTCCAGAAGCAAAACAAATTATTAAAAAACATTTAAGAAAAATAAGTCAAATGGGGTAATGTAAATGTATAAATATTATAATGCAAATGAGCATAATAATTTTGTGAATGATTGTGTAATAAGGGCTATTTCTACAGCAGAAGATACTAGTTGGAGTTATACATACGACGACTTGAGTAGAATAGCAAAAAAGAATGGTATATTATTAGATGACGTGAACTTTGTTGAGCCTTTATTAGATTATAGGTATGATAGAGTGGAAACATATCCAGACGAAACAGTTGGGGATTTTGCTGAAAGATGTATTATAGGTACTTATTTAGTAACTATGCCTAATCATATAACTACAGTCATAGATGGTGTCGTTTATGATACATTTGATTGTAGAGACCGAATATTATGGGATGTGTGGAAAGTGAAATAATAAAAAATAATAAAAAAATATCTTGACTTTGTTGTTCACATTTGCTATAATATGAACAGAAATAGATATGTCCTGGGGACTACGTCTTAAAATATATTATTGTCTTTAAATGAGAACTATGAATAAGTCCGTAGTAAATGGGATGGGTAATATTTCTACATAATTAAAAGTTGTGTAGTAAACCCATTTCCGTTTACTACGGACTTAAAATTTTTATAAGGAGGAATTTAATATGGGAGCAGTAAATTACGCAGAAGCCTATGAAAGAGCATTAGCTCAAGCATATCCAAATGTGCTTAACTTTGGTGAATTATACAATGTTGCTAACAACCAAACATATAAGTTTGTTGATGCAAAAACAATTCACATTCCATCAATTTCTGTTACAGGAAGAAAAAATGTAAACAGAGATAGTATAGATGGTATATTCAATAGAAATGTTGATAATGAATGGGAGACAAAAACTTTAACATTCTACAGAGAATGGTCTACAAGTATTGACCCAGCTGACGTTATGGATACTAATATGGTATTAACTATCCAAAACGCAACAAAAGTTTTCAACGAAACACAAAAATTCCCAGAAAAAGACGCATATACAATCTCAAAAATATATGCAGATTGGGTTGCAGAAGGAAAAACAGCTGATACTACAGCATTAAACGTTGACAATGTATTAGCAGTATTTGATAAATTAATGGAAGGAATGGACGAAGCATTAGTACCTTCAACAGGAAGATTACTATATGTTACTCCAGCTGTTAAAACTATATTAAAATCAGCTTCTAATATTGGTTTATCTAAGAGTGTTGAACACCAAGCTAACATCAACAGAATAGTTGATAGATTAGATGAAGTTAAATTAATAACTGTACCTTCATTCTTAATGAAAACAGCTTATGAATTTGACACAGGATTCAAACCTAGTGATAGTGCTAAACAAATAAACCTATTCTTAGTACATCCTACAGCTATCTTAACACCTAGCAAATACGCATTTGTTGGAATGGAAGCTCCAGCTGCAGGAACAAAAGGTGATTACATCTATTATGAAAAAGAATACGCTGACGTATTTATTTTAAATAATAGAACAGGTGCTATTGCATTCAACGTAACTGAAGGAGCATCTATGTAATTTGATTAAGAAATTATAAAGAGAGGAGGAACGATATGCTATTAACAAAGTTACAACCTGTCACACTATATGCAATTAAGTCTACACGTGGAGCAGACGGTGATTTAGTTGAAGAGTATGAAAATATATTTGAGGCTGAAGGAGCCGTTCAATATCTTGCGTCAGACGAAGTTGATTTGAGTGCGTATGGAGCTAACTTATTAAAAACATATCGTTTCAAATCTATTTACAATGACTTAGAACCTTTTCTTTTGGAGAAGACTAACAATTCTCCAGACAACTTAACAAAGTATTTAGTTGAGTGGAAAGGACACAAATATGCGATAGTTAAAGTTACTCCATTATATTTAGATATGCAATGGAGGTAATGTTATGAAAAAACCAAGATTAAGAAACAATATAGGTCAGTTTCAAAAATATGCTACTATAGTAATCACAAAAGAATTAGAACAAGTTGCGGAAGAGACTGGGGTGAATGTGAGATTAGTAGTTGCAGATAAATTGAAAAAAACTTATAAAGACAACTTAATAGCTAGTTATGGTCCTAGGTCAGAAGAAGGCCGATATATTGCGGAAACTCATAAAAAGAAAACTTCGACTTATATACATGAACATAAATTAGAAGAAGCAGTTAATACTATTATTGACGGCAAAACGGTTAAAGTGGTTATAGATGAATCAAAAACTTACGACGATGGAACTCCTGTTACGCAAGTATATGAATGGCTTACAAAAGGAACTACTCCACCTCGACATAGTTATTATACTTCTGGTGAAACTAAATTATACATGAGAAATGGTAAATTAGTACAAGGGTTGTCATGGTATCGTAATTATCCTACGCCAGCCCATTTATTTGAAGAATATACTAATGTGCAAATGCAAGGTTTTATAGATTCTTTAGCTAATAGAATTAAGCAAGGTAAGTATACCACATATAGATATACTGGTAAAAAGAAAAAGAGAAGATACTATCGAGGTGAAGATTTAAGACAAGGTTAGAAAGGAGTGAGATACAATGGCATTAGTAAATAATATTCGTAGATTAGTACAGTCAAAACTTACAGAAATAGATGGATTAGAATCTGGTATCATTGTAGCTCAAGACTTAGTCGAAGAAGGTAGATATTATTTTGGATATGATATTAGGACTAGTTTAAATCATAGAGATTTATCTTATGATAATGAACAATATACTATTTCTATAATTGGCTATTTATCTACAAAAGGTGGTACACAAGCCGAGTTTGATAAATATTTAGACGCTATTTGCGACAAATTAGGTGAATTAAGATTTAGACCTACAACACAAGACAGTCCAATCACACCAGATACAGGATATCGTGAATGTATGTTAACAGCTTATGCACAAGCTAATACATTAGAAAAAACACTCAGATAGTCCATTGAACTAAATACTTTGTTAGGTAAAAAAATTTTAAATAGGAGGTAATATTATGGATCCAGAAGCAAAAGTACAACAAGCTACACTTGGTACTGCGTTATATTTTAAAACAACATCAGGAACAGGTGCTTTTATTGGAAATAATGGTTCTTATGACCCATCTGCATTAAAAACCGCATTAGGTGGATATACAAGAGTTTATGGTTTGGCTTCAACACCAGACTTTGGTGGACAACCAAACACAATAGATACAACTACATTAGATAACGTTAAATCTGAAACTTCAGTTTTAGGTTTACAACCTGCAGCAGAAGTTACTTATGAAATAAATATGATGACTTTCGCTGACGTACCTTCAGGAGTACAACATAACTTACGTGCTGTTAAAGGTTTAGCAGACGACAAAGTTAAAGCACACTGGGTACTTGTAAAAGCTTCAGGTGTTATAGTTGAATATGACGCTACAACAAATATTTCTTATACAGCTGACGCTCAACAAGATGTTGAAAAATTCAGTATTTATCATGATGTTAAATCTGATATAGCTGTATCATTACCAGCAGAATCAAGTAATTAATATTTTAATAAACTAAACTTGGTGGGCAGTTTAGCCAGATCAATCTTCGGGCGTTTACAACCACCATTTTTTAATATCATTAATAGGAGGATTGAAATTAATGGATAGTGAAGTAATAATCAAAATTCAAGGAGTCGAATATAAATTCAAATTAAAAAGCTCTAGTATTTTATACTTAGAGAAAAAATTAGGAAAGAATATATTTGAAGCATTCCAAAACCCTGACTTTACAGTTATGGTTAATTTATTTTACGCTTGCGCAAGCGCAGAATGTAAACAAAAATTCTCAGACGAAGGAGAATTATTCGACGCTATGTTAGATGAATATGGTATGCAAGAATTAGCTGAAAAATACTTAGCTGAAATTGTTCAAAAATCTGGATTGGTACAAAAGTCAGAAATACCAATGACACCCAGCCCAGAAGCTAATGAAAAAGTTTGGGCTAAATAAATTAATTGAAGAAGACCAAACTTACGACCCATTAGCTGGATTTCATGCTGTGCATGATATGTATGTTGAAT